CAGAATCATTCCAAACGATTTATCTTAGAAAAGAAGATCGTATTGTGTTGCGTACTGAGCAAGGCCGTAAAATTATTATTAAACGTATCATTCCGAGTGAATGGAAAGAGTGGAAAGTTTACGATCAAGAAGTTGCTATGAACGAAAATAAGAAAGAAATATTTCTCGTTGACCGAGCAGTACTGCCTATAATTACAACCGAATTCACCAGAAAAATTAAAACCTAATGGCTGACTTTAATCCCTCAGAAGTTCAAATACTTAAAGCAGAACTTTTATCATACGATGGTATAACGAGACGAGACATATCTACAAACTACATTTATGGTTTTGAGATTGCCCAGTCTATGGACACCGTTGCATATGCTGGCAAGCTAAATATTATTGATACTTCTAATCTATTAGAAGGCATGCCAATACGTGGTGAAGAAACTCTAAATTTAGTATTAAGAGGAACAGACTTAAACACTGTTGTTAGAATAGCTGGTATCATACACAAGGTTGACGATATATCTCCAGCTGGTAACTCTGGCGGATTAACTTATGCTATTCATTTTGTTTCGAAAGAATCGTTTAAAGCTAGTACTAAGAATGTAATGACGTCTTTCCAAGATATGCCAAGTCAAATGGCGTATGAAATATTTAAAGAGAATTTTGTTGAAGATTTAGGTGAAGCATCTTATAAAGATCAAGATAACGATAAAATAAACTTACCTTACCAAACAGTTAGATATCCTATTACTAAAACTGGCGATGTTAGAAGCGCGCCCGATAGACATTTTGTTTTACAACCTGCCCAAAATACTACGCGTGTTATTATTCCAGATTTAAAGCCAACTGAAGCAATGTTTTTTGTAGCAGCACGAGCATTTAATCCTGCAACACCGTCACAGACATTTAGATTCTTTGAAACGTTTGATGGCTTCTATTGGTGTACAGACGAGTATTTCATTAGAAAAGCAAATAACACTAAAGGCAAAATAATAGATTTATTCTATGCCCCGGTAGTAGACTTAGATGCTAAAAATGCCGAAGCACAGCTTAAAAGGATTGAAACTCTACATATTTTATCTAAGGGTATTGATACATCTACAGATTTATATTCTGGTGCGTATACTAACGAAGTTGTAGAAATTGATCTTATTAAAAAGAAAGTTGATTTAAAATCATTTAATTACGATAATGCAGAATACATTGATATGTCGGGTTCTAAAAGATCTCTTAGTGATAACCCACACACTGAAAAATTTAGAAAAGATACATTCACATCTGATAATGCCAGAAGATTTATGTTGTTTAAAAACTACAATAGTCCCGGCGATATGGTTTCCGCACAACTGCCTGATGCAAGAATTCCTGAGATTACAAGTAACCGTATTTCGTATTATCACCATTTAAATAATACTTCTATAATAGCTCAGATGAAAGGTAGATTAGATATTAGACCTGGAATGATAGCAAACTTAGAAGTTAAGGGTATGAACAGTGTTGCTGATAACTTCGACGCTAACCAATCGTTGTCTGGCCGCTATTTAGTACAGAAAACACAACACGTACAAGATGAAAACGGTACTTTACAAACAACGTTGCAACTTGCTAAATTTGATTGGAGTGGCAAACAGCAATTGTCGAGTACTACTACCACTGATATGCCTGATGAAGGAGGAGCTAGATAATGTTTGATTACGGTGTAGGTATTAGAAACCCATTATTTTTTGTCGGTGTAGTAGAAAACAATAATGATTTAAGATTAGAAGGTCGATGCCAAGTGCGCGCATTTGGTATTCACGGTACCATAAAAGAAGTTCCAACGGATATGCTTCCTTGGGCTATTGTTGGACAAGGTGGATATGATCCAAACGTTGTACCAAAGATTAACACTTGGGTTTACGGAATGTTTTTAGATGGTCGTGATGCACAGCAGCCATTAATACTTGGGATGATTCCGACACAGTCAATAGAAAATATTGATCCTGATAAAAATGGTTGGGGAAATATACCTAACGGTAATGGTGACGTGTCGGCGCATGGTTCTGCTCCAGAAGATGCTGGCGAACCACAAAATCATAGACTTGCTCGTGGCGAAAAAACAGAAGATACATATGTTCTTCAACAAGAAATGGGTCGTACGGTTAATGTACCCATTGGCGGTGTCGAAGAATCTTGGGATGAGCCGGCATCTGCTTATGACGCGCAATATCCACACAACAGAGTTATTTCATCAGTTAATCATACTATTGAGCTTGATGATACTCCTGGTTCTGAAAGAATTATGATTCATCACGTATCTGGATCGTTTATCCAAATAGATTCACGGGGTACTACAACTACTAAATCTGTTTCAGACAAGTATGATATTATGGACAGAAAACAACACGTAGTAATTGGTGGCATGAGTACAGTAACTATTTTAGGTAATAGCTATGTGTATGTTAAAGGAAATAAAGTAGAAGAAATCGAAGGTGATTTACAAACATTAGTACACGGTAATCATTTGTTATCTGTCGGCGGTCAATCAACTATTAACGCAAGTGATCAGGTACAAGTTCGTGGTGCTGATGTTAAGGTTGAAGCTAACGTTGGTACTATGTCTATTAAGGCTGGTAAAGAATTACAAGTTGAATCCGGCGTAGGTGCGTACTTTAAGTCTAAAAAAGTTTGGATGCAGGCAACAGACACATTAAATATCAAAGGCCTGAGTACATTTGTAATGGGTGATGAAGAGCTCGATATAAAATCTCCTGTAATGCGGATTCAAGGCGAGGATAACCTTGATTTAAGATCAGGGCTGTTAAAAGTAACATCAGATGGTAAACTTTCTTTAGTTTCTGGTTCAAAGGTTGCTATTGATGCAATAGTAAGTATGGCAAACGGTGAAGCAGATTCTGCTGCTTCAGCTGTTGGCGCAGAAGGTGCTATCGGGGCTGCTGCAGTAGAAGCACCAGAACCTGTTGCTAAATCAACATCTGTTGTATCACCTGTTATTCCTGGATCAAGAGGAAGCTCTGGCGTTTCATCTAGTGATCACGGTGGCGAAGGCGGTGGTAGTGGTTCGGGTGGCGGTAATCTTGGTTCTGTAAGCGCCGTAATTCAAACAGCAGCAACACCCTTACTAGACTTTATTGGTAATAAAGAATCAGAAGGCTATGACGATATATCTGGATTAGTTAAAAGATCTAAATATCCTCTTAAAGCTTTAACACAGATGACTATCCAGGAAGTTCTTGATTGGCAAGAAAGCATTGATGCTACTCAACTTTCAGAAGCTTCTGGTAGATATCAAATCATGGAAGATACTCTCCGCGGTTATAACAATGATAAATCAACAGGCCCAGGCAATCCTTTATACGCAAGAGCTGGATTAAGTGGTGGTGACATGTTTAATCCTGTTAACCAAGATAAAATGGCAATTGTTCTTCTTGAGGGAAGAGGGTTAAGTAGATTCATACGCGATGAGATTACAAGAGAACAATTCGCAAATAATCTTGCTGCTGAATGGGCTTCCTTACCACTCGTAACTGGACCAAATACTGGCAGAAGTAAATACGCCGGCGATACCGCAGGTAATAAATCTTTAACTACTGTTCAGGCGTTTTTGAGTGTTATTGATGCAGTTAAAAGTAATACTGATGATCCGGATTTCTTTGATCCAAGAGGAGGAGCATAATGTCGTGTACATGTAAACCAGGAAAAGCTCTGTGTAGAAGCTGTTTAAACCAAACATCAACACCTTATGTTGGAAATGCTGTTGGTAATGACGGTAATTACACAACTCACCAGATTGACGTGTTTCAAAAACAATTTGAAAAGACTATTGCGGCTGACGTTATATCAAATCCGTTAACTGCCGCGGTCAGTAAATACGGTCGCGAAAGTTTTTATAATGCAGTAGAAAAGATTAACACTGATTTCTTGAAACGAGATTACATTGTTAGTATATTGCCTGATTACGATATTCTTAATTTGAGAGTTGCGCGTGGTCCTATAACACCATTAGAATTTGCTTCGTTTATTAAAAATAGCAATTACACTCCTTCTAATGCTATCATATCCTCTAATGCAAAAGGTGCAAGATTTTGTAATGAGTTAAATGATTATTATAACGGCGATTTTTCTGATAGTGTTATGGGCGGTTTCTGTGGTTTATTTGGTAGCATCTTTGGAGCGTACAACGCTTTCTTTGATCTCGTAGATTCTGTTGGAGGTCTTATAGATGACGTTCAAGCGCTTATTACAAAAATTAAAAATATCGAAAATCCTGTTAAAGCTATATTTGAAGCTATTAAAGTAAAAGCATTGCTTGAAGCTATTAAAGCAAAGATTGAAGAAACAATTAAAAAGACTATTGAAGCAACCTGTAGAGCAATTTCTAACTTTAATGTAGAAGCAATCACTGGTCCACTTAATACGCCAGTTAAAATTAAAATTGCTGAAAAAACCGAAGAAAAGAAATCTGCGCTTCAAGAATTTTGCGGTGAAGATAACCTTGAAAGAATTTTAGAAAAAATAAGACAGTTAATTAGTTACGCGAGCAATTTGTTTGAAAATCCTTCGCTAGAAGAAATTATGTTTTTGATCGCACGCATATGTGCTTTGGCGACTGGTGTAGAAGGTCTTATCAAAGGTTTAAAAGATCCACTTGATGATTTTGCTAACAGATATGACGAAGTATTTAACACAATAAGTAATGCTTCTAACAGAGTAACAGGCGAAGCTATTAGAGCTGGTGCTTTTAGACTTGCAGAACCACAGCGGCAAGAACAGATAAATAATGCTAGAGGGCCGTGGACGGCTGCAGGAAACATAGCACCAACGACATCGGAAGAGGTTAAAGGTTTACCAAAGTGGGAAGCACTGAAAGCTGGTACTGATGCAAGATTAAAAATACAAGGT